CCAAGCGAGGTGTTAGCTCATTGAGTACTGTTACTTCTTTGGGCTCTGCTTGCTTGAAGTTGAATGTGCCGGGGATGCGCAGGATACGTGAAGCCTCAAAGACTGAGGAGTCCACAATTAAACCTTGCTCAACGCACAACTCACGAAGCCGATTGGCTAGTGGCTCCCACTGGGTGCGAGACACTGTTTCTTCCAGTAGCCAGTACGCATGGATGCCGTAACCGGAACTGACTAATATTGGCTTGGGTAAGCCGACTGCCATGCAGAACTTCTTGAACTCATCGAGTCCAATCTGCTGATCGAGATAGCCTTTGATAATGCCTTTTTCGTCGGGTACACCTTTTGTGGGGCCACAGTCAATGTCCATCCACAGAGCACGGAAGTATTTGGCATTCTCATGAGTGCGATTGTTTAGTGGGCCATACTTGGCGCAACCGAAGTATGCGTCAATCTTACGGGAAACAAATCGCTGCGCTAACTCTACAACTTCTTCTTTAGTATCTACAAAATGCTGGTCAGGATACCTACCAATCCCCATCACACAGTAGCGCCCTTCCGGTGGCAGTACTGTATCTAGCAGATCGAAGGTTGACATGTTTTACTTTATTTGGTGGTGAGCTTTGGTGTGAATGATGTAATCGCTGATTGCTTGCGCATAACTCGGGTGCGGTTCTCGGTCGCCCTTGAACCAATTGTAGATAGTCATACGAGTCACTCCGAAGTCATCCGCAATCTTGCTAACACTTATGTTTGCACGAATACATACACGACCCAAGGCTACACCCAAAGACTTGATGCTTGCTTTTTTATTGGCGTACACCAAGCTTTGGCTATAACCATAGGTCATGCGTTTACTCCTCGTCGCTCCAAGCCTTCACCACAGAGTCAAGGTCTTTCTTGACAGTTGGTTTTGGCTCGGCCTTCTTCTCACGCTTAGTTGGCTCCTCGATGGGAGACTCAGCTTTTGGCGCGGCGGCTTTAGGTGCAGGTGCTTCCAACTTGGGCTTACCCGCCATGTCTGCTTGGTATGGTGTCATAACGACCATCTTCAGCACGTCAGGCTTCTTAGCTACTTCGCTAGTCACAGCGTACTCGGCTTTGTTAATGAAGCGTGTTGGTGTGAACAACACTGACTGGTTGTCGTTCTCTTCATTGAAGCTGATCTGCGTCAGAACATAGTCCAAGCTCTTGCCGTTGTTGGCTAAGTACTTAGAGTAGTTTTCAAACGTGTGAGTGTTGTCACCCGCACCGTCACCGAACAATGACTTAGAAGCCAAGTTCATTTGATACACTTCGCCTTCGAGTGAAGTACCGAAGTCTTCTTCCAACACGAGCGCAATGCGACGTGAGTAGCGGCAAGCTTTGGAGTTACCCATACCTGAACCCTTGGTGTTTTGGGTGCAGTTATCGCAACGCTCAGCTTGTGGGTTTGCAGAACCCGCATCAGGCACACGACCGTCATTAGAGAAGCAGTCAGGCGCAGTCGGCTCGGCATCGGGGCTCCATGCTTTTGCATAGAAGATACGACCCACAGCAGGGGATGCGTTAACAACGATGGCGTTCAGGTTGCCCTTGATCTTGCCCATCTCTTCACCGCCGACCGTCTTACGGAAGATTCCGTTTTTAGGCACGATGCGCTTAACACCAGACTTACCGGCGAGTTGTTTTGTAAGCTCACTAACACCTGCTGTTTGCAGAAAGTCGGGGAGGTCTTGATTCAAAATAGTAAGGTCACTCATTTCATTTTTCCTTAGAACGTCTAACAACCACGGTATAAGCATTTTCCACATTGAGGCCAAGTGGAAGAACTGTGGGATTCTCAGAGAGGAAGTCCTTCATGTTTGTTTGATGAAGTCTCTTCTCCAACAGGCCAAATGCACCATGCTCCTCGATGAAGTCGTACATTGAATCCCAATCGTTCGTCCAGTACCGTGACTTTACTGAGCGAATAATTGTGCCGTGTGGGGTGCGAATGCTGTCAGCATTCATCTCTTTGCATACATCGAGCATCTGTGCTTCTAACACATCCATCTGCTCTTTGAGGTCTTGGTCTTCAGCTTCAAACATGCGCTTGTTGTCGGCACGCTTGTCTCTGATCTTGATGTAGATAGACGTTAGCTTGGCTAAGTCCATGGGGGTGGTTCGGTTCTGAACTTCGTCGTCCATCTGATTCTCCTAATAAGGTGTGCGGCAGTAGCAGTTCACATAAAGCAGTGGTTTGAATTCAAAGACATGAATGTTTTAGGAGCAACGGCGCTAACCCGTTACCTACCACTGCCACACAAATCCAATTGTACTCTAACTTTTGACAATGTCAACATTCATCTGAAGAAATTTCTTGCTTGTACAAGTCGATTACTTTTTGATGATTGTCAATGTTGTTCTGAAGCATCGTGTACATCTTGGCCTCGATGGGGCTTCCCTTGATGTGTACGATGGTCATGTTATTGACTTGCCCGGGACGGTCGATACGTGCATTGGCTTGCAAGTACGTTTCAACGCTGGTGCATGGAGCATACCAAATGATTGTGTTGGCGGCAGTAAGCGTTAACCCGTGTGATGCCGCTTTCGGTTGTATCAGTAATACTTTTGGTTCCGGTTGCTCTTGAAACTTCTTGACAATATCAGAGCGTTTGTTTACAGGCACGGAACCATTGATGACTTCGCACGTGATGTTGTTCTTCATCAAGTGCTTCTCAAGTAACTCGATGGTGTGCGTGAACGGAACAAACACAAGCACCTTGTGGCTCGACTCTTCAATCACTTCCTGCACCACGTTCAGCCGACTGCTCACGTCGAACTCAACCACTTCGCCAGTATCCGTATACACCGCACCTCCTGCTATTTGCAGAAGCTTGTTGATCTGAACGGCAGCGTTGACTGCGCTTACTTCTTCTCCAGCAGCCTCAATGAGCATCTGCTTCTTTAGTATGTTGTAGAACTTTTGTTGCTGCGGTGTTAATGGTGCATCTCGCTCGACGAATGTAATTGGCGGCAAGTCGAGGCAGTCGGCTTTCTCAAACCGGATGGCGGGTTGCAGTGCTTTGTGTACGATAAGCTGTGACGTTGGCTTGGGTATCCACTTATACATAGTGAGCTTCATCATCACTGTGTCGCGGAACTGACCAAAGAATGGTGACACGCCTTTGGGGTTCACAAGCTTTGCCAATCCGTAAGCATCCACAGGCGATTGCGCGGCAGGCGTACCAGTCAACATCCACAGGCCCTTGATAACTTTTGTTAGATCACGCAAGTCTTTCCAACGCTCGGTCTGTGCGTTCTTATACGCAGATGCCTCGTCCACAACGATGAGGTCAAACCCACCCGCCATGATTTCTTTCTTCACAATGCCGACACCATCGAAGTTGATGATGACGAACTCGGCACCGGCGTTCACAATTTCTTTGCGTTTCTTTGCGGCTCCGTAAGCAACTGTAACGGTTCTGTGGATCGCAAATTTAAACAGGTCGTTCTGCCAAGCCGACTTCATGATCGACAAGGGGCAGATCACTAATACACGCTTCACTAATCCAATGGTCATCAGGTAGTCGACAGCCCAAATAACTGATGCTGTCTTACCTGTACCTTGCTCGTTAAAGCAGAAAGCTTTTGGATTTCCCGTCAAAAACTCTGCTGTTGTCTTCTGATGCTCGAACGGCGTGAACCCCGGGGGACGAGGCCACGAATACTCTGATAGGTTCATTTTTTCTTACGTTCCTTGGTACTTACTTCTGATACTACTTTGTGGTTAGAGGCACGTTTGAATGAGCGATTGGCTGAGGGCGACTGGAGTTTGACTCCGTTTTTATTAGTGCCACCTTTAGATAGAGCTCTGATGTGCGCAACATCTTTGCCTTCGCGTACGTCAGCACGTCCATCTTTGTTTCGGTCGGCGCTCTTCTTGTCGATTGATTCTCTTGCACGTTGTCGTTCGAGCCGTTCATCGGCTTCTCCTCTTGCTATTTGTTGTTGGTATTCTTTTTTATAAGGACGGGGTTTGTTTACGTAGGGCATATTAGTTCCTGTTGTATTCACATACTTTCACTGAACAGAACTTGCACAGTGGGCCTTGGATTGGATTCCAAACCCCATTTTCTAACGCCGCCTCAATTCTTGCAACGTCTTGTGCGGGTTTCTCTATGTACTTCTGCACCATCTCGGCATGATGCTCAGCCTTGACGAACTCCTTACTCACTACGAAAAGGAGAGCAGACCTCACCCTCTTGATTTCCGGAAACTTGGCGAACAGGCCACAAGCTACAAGATCGAGTTGCTTCACGTCCGCATATCTCGCACTCTTGCTTGTCTTGTAGTCGACCGAGTGAGCCGTCCCAGTCTCCCGATTGATAACCACCAAATCGGCTATCCCATGCCACCACACATTCGGTGCATCGAAATCGCAACTTTCCAAGTTCTTTGTCAAGCCAAGTTTCACTTCGCATAATTTGTCTCCGGGGATCTCTTTTAAGACATCTAGGGTAGCTTGCATATACGCAAACTGTTCAGGGATCGGCACTCCGTCACGGATGTATTCTTCCGCCACAGTGTGAGCTGTCTTTCCATACAGTGTTGCCTGTGTGTCAGGTTCAACAACGTCCCTAGCAATCTTGGTGTGGTAGTACTTCTTAGGGCACTGCTGAAATGTTTTCAGGCTACTGAATGACCAAACAATACTCATTACTCTTCCCAATCCCAAATGTCGTTAGGCCAAACTAACACAGGCGTTTGTTCGCCCAAGTAGCCGCCTTCAATGTTGTATTCAATAAACTCACGTGCGTCTTCGTGCGACATGCCGTCACGCTTCATGAGAATATCCCGTATCTTTTCCGCGTCGTATACCAATACTGATACGTGCGTACTGTCACGCCAAATGTACGCTGGGCCTAAAATAGCTTCGTCGTACCCGTCGTACTTAATCATTGTAGTATCCCTACCTGACGCAACGCTACCTTCAAGCCTTCAACACCGCCGACTCGTTGGTCGTTGATAAAAATCTGTGGCATCTGACGAGCATCAGGGAACTCTTTGAGCAAGTTGCCCAAACGATCACCCACCATAACGTCAACGTCGGCATATTTAAGGTTAGCCGCTTCCAATATGCGCTTAGCTGTTATGCAGTTAGGGCAGTTGTCTTTTGTGTACATTGTGATGTTCAGGTTATTCATCATCGTCCCCCATGTGGTCGTTAATCAGTTGTTGTTTGACAAGCTCGAGACAGCCAATCACTGTAGACATGTAAAGTGTTTCGTCGTACTTGTGAATCAGCTCAAGTAGTTCGTCAACTAACCCACCCGCTACTTTGCCTTGATTTAAGTTCATTTGTTAAGTTCCTTAAGTTCAGATTCAATGCCGTCTATCAAGACCATAAGATGCGCGGGTTCTGGAGGCCAAGGCATGCACTTAATCCAATCTTGTTTATCCTCAGCCGTCAACCCAACCCACTCACGCTTCTCGTACAGTGGTGTCATTTCGGGAAATAGGTTGTCGAACGTAATCACGTCACGTTCTTTGTTAATCCATGCTGTTGGTTCTTTCATGTGTTCTCCTTGTTAAAGTACCATTTCCATCTGCGTTGTTTGGCAATTATTCGAAGCATTTGCTTGACGTACCTTTCAACAGTTATGCCCATCCTTTTTGCAAGCTCTACTTCAGTTGCAGACAAAGTAATCTTACTAACTTTGTTTTGGCCTCTGACTTTCCTTACGTACATAGCGGTGCGTCCTCGTAGTTATCAGGGTTGAACTTGGGCTGTTTAGTTCCCTTGTCTTTGGGGTTGGGGAATGGTGGGAAAGGCCAAGTCATTTCATTCTCCTTGTAGCTTCGCTCTTACGGCGTTTATAGTTTTGCCTGTTATTGCGCAACTGCGTTTGTTTACTGTGACTACGTGCCCTTGATGAAGCAGTTCGTTGATGCGCCCACAAACACTGGACAACGGGATGTTCATAGCTCTAGCCAACTCGTGTCGAGACCAGTCGCGGTTTGGGTGCATAACCAAGAAGCCATATATAGATACGGCCTGTTGCCCTAGCTTGCCACTCTCTTTGTGTTCAATATAGTTTTCTAAGCTTGTATCTGCAACACTCATTTGTTACTCCTGCTCTGGTGGTAGTCTGAACTCCCAAAATCCGTAGGCGTCGCCTCGACTCCAACGCTCCCACGAAAAGTGGACGTCCCTTGTTTTCTTGTTGATGTACTTCCACAGTATGCGTACGCCATTAACAGTCTCCATAGCTTTCTCCGTACCCTGCCTCGCAGTTCAGCGGTAACTCCATGCCCCAATCTGGGCGTGTACGCATGCACATCTCAACGTACTCCTTGGCTGTTTCAACGTGCTCGGTCGGCACAATGCAAGCGATGGCGTCATGCACAGTCATTACGACTCGGTACTTCTTCGCAACCATAAGCATCTGCTCACCAATCACTATACGAGCTAACGCTTGGCACACGTTCTCAATTACCTTACCGCCATAGATTCGGTTGGGGATGATTGCCTTGCCCTTCTTGGTGTCGTACACCAGCTCGGACTTGCCTTCCTCGTTCTCTATTAGGCGTAGGTTGGGGTAGCGCAGATACAGGCTGTTGGGCAGTAGGATGCCCTCTTCGCCTTCGATCTTTAAGATACCACCTCGGCCTAGCGTCGTTTGCTGATTCTGAAGTACGGCTTTGAGAGCCGTCGCCGCAGACTTCCATAACTCAGTAATCTTCGGATACGTTGCACGGTATGTGTCGATAATCCGTTTTGCTTCATCCAAGTCGATCGCGACACTAAAGTTTTTAAGTTGCGCTTGAAACTTAGCCGCGCCCATCCCGTACCCGCACCCGAGGATAGTGGTTTTACCGACGAACCGCTCGTCCTTCGTAATTTGCGATACGTCCTTACCATATATAGCCGATGCCATGATTTTGTATACATCCTCGCCACGATCAAATGCCTCCACTAAGTCGTTCTGTTCCGCAAGCCATGCCAGCGTACGTGCTTCAATTTGTGATGAGTCTGAATCGATCATCATGTATCCATCCGGGGCAATGATTGCCTTCTTCAGCGGGGATGTGCGTTGTAAGTTCTGCAAGTTGAGTTTGTCGTCACCGCCCCATCGTCCAGTGTGTGCCGCATAGTAGCGTAGGGGTACAGGCAATGCGCCACGCTCAGAGATACCAAGAAACCTTTCAGTCCTTGTCTCTTCGATCGTAGACTTAGTGCCAAGGCGTGGACTTGCTTATTAAAGGGGAGCACTACCGTGGGTTTGAGAGACTCATGCCTTGGGCGGCTGTGCGCAATAAGATGATTGCTGTCCGCCAAAAAATGGAAGGCGAGAAGGGTCTCAAACTTGGTGACGATGTTGTTGAAGCCGAGTTGTTCTACACAGGTGAGTTGGTTGGGCAAGCAGTAGGCTTACGTCCCGTGCT